AGCGAGCATCCTACAAGGGCAGACCGACGGAGACTGGACCGGCAGCGTCAATCAGATCCTTGCGATGGCGCGGACATTCATCGGCGGCACGGCAGGCGTTGACCCGCCGATCGTCTACACGCTGGTGCCCCCCTACGCGTTCACGCTCAGCATCCCCACGACACTTAGCGGCCCCGAATTCTCGGTTCTGTTTCAGATGTTCTGCCGGGCGCTATATGCGGGCGTGCTGGGGTTCATCGAGATCGTGACGCCGGGCGCAAATCTATGGGCATCACATCACGGCCCGGTCGCCGACTCGGCGATCTGGTGCTCGCATCATGGGCCGACCGCTACACCGTGCGGGCAATGGTCGGCGGTAGTGGCAACTACTGGCTGCTAGGAGATAACGAAAAATGGCAACGCGTCCAATAGGCAACCCCCCAATCTGGTCTTCAATCGCCAACTACCCGCCAGGCGTAGATCCATGGTCAGGCAACGCTCGGAGCGTCCCGATCCCGACAGGGGAAGCGGGAGGTTTCACGCCGGATACCGGCATCGTCGCCGAATACGCGAACGCAGAATTCAAGGTGCTTTCGACGTGGGTCGAGTGGCTCAGCTTCGGATCGAACGCCGCGGGCCTCGATGCTCACGTCATCGAGACCGATTCGGCGGGCGTCTCAGCGATCGCCGGACTAACCGCGGGCGGCACTGCTGGCGCATTCCCGGCGATAACCGCGACCGCCAACTCAGGCGCCACAGGCTCGGTCATCAGCGCGACGAACAACTCAGGCGGCTTCGCTATCCTCGCAAACTCGAACGGCGTGCTCGCGGCTATCAGAGGCGTCTCGACGGGCGTGCAGCCTGGCATCGAAGGGCGCAACACGGGCGGCGGCGGACCTGGCATCAGCGGCACCGGGGACGGCGCAGGCTCGGGCATTGTCGGCACGGGTGGCGCGACGGGCGAGGGCGTATCGGGCACGGGCGGCGCGACCAGTGGCGCGGGCGTATCGGGCACGGCGATCGGCTCTGACCCTGGTGTGCTGGGCGTTAGTTCGCTGACCTCGACCGGATCGATGGGCGTGCTCGGCACGGCTTCACGGCTCGACAGTACCGGCGTGCAAGGTACCCAGCTGAACCCGGGCGCAGACCCGCTGAACGCGACGCACGCCGCGATCTATGCCCAGGCAGCCAGCACCGGTACCGCGCTGCGAGCCACTGCCGTCGACGGGTATGGCGTTTTCGCAGCCGGCAAGTCAGTTGCGCCTGTCCGTGCTGCCCTACACCTAGACGCACAGAGCGCCGACCCGACGACGTTTCTGGTGGGCGATGTCATCTACAATGGGACAACGGACCAACTGCGCGCCTACATTGAGGATCGATGGAAAGGGATCTGGGCAACACAGGAGGGCTTCACCTATGGATTCCGCGAACTGCTCGGTGCGACATCCACACTTAGCAATGTATTTCAGTCCGTGCAAAACGTGACGCTCTTGGCGCCGGCCGATCCTAAGGTTCCGGGCGGTCTGGTCACGATCGCGATACAGTTCGAGATGGGGTCAGCTGCAGCGGGATCGACTTTTGAGTGGCGGCTAGAAGACACAACGGCGGGCGGAGTGTTCCCCATGGCAGCTCGGACGGAGGAGGTGCAGGTCGGAACCGGCGCAGCTGACGAGCGTTATGTCGTCGCCAAAGCTCAGTATATTATTCCCGCGGCCGGCTCGCGCAGCTTCGACCTGCAGTTCCGTGCCACCGACAACGTTACCGCGTCGCACATCCGCCGGGTCACGATGGAGGTGTCCGGCTGCTACGAATAGACCCGAACCAATGGCGAAGAGAAAAACAAAGGCCATCACAAAGCCGCTGCTGCTAACCCAGGAGATAGTCGACGAGGCCGCGGCCATCGTGCGGATGGGTAACTTTCGATATGTTGCACGCGGGCGGCTGGGCATCAGCGAGGGGACATGGAAGTCGTGGCTGTCCCGCGGTCGCCGTGACCTTCGGGAATCGGAGAACGGCGAATCTGAGATGTCTCTTCAGGCTAAATTTGTGGTGGCGCTCGACAGGGCTGAGAACGAGGCGCTATCAGAGATAATCCGAGACGTTATGCTCCTGGGAAGCGACCCGGCGAGCGTCAAGATCAAGCTTGAATACGCATACAGGAGACACGGGAAGCTATTTTCAAGAACCGCTAGCGGCATTGATGACGAGACGGGCGAGACCGTCCGCGTCGATCCGCTGGAGTTATTGGCCGAGAAGCTCAAGCCGTTCATTGACTAATGGGACGACCAACGATCATCGAGACGCTGGGAAAGATTAGCCCGGCCAAGATCCAGGCGATGATCGCCACGCTATCACCAATTGAGGCTCAGTCGATTATCGACTGCTGGCCTTTGTGGGCGCTTCAGCATCAGCAAATGCCTGATGGGGAATGGCGGCGATGGAGTTTGCGAGCGGGTCGCGGCGGCGGCAAAACATACGGCGGCGCCAAATGGATCAACGAACTCGCCGAGGATCGATCGAAGATCAAGACGGGAGACATCGCTATCATCGCGCGGACGTACACCGACGTCCGCCAAACCTGCATCGAGGGAAGCTCGGGGATCCTTGCGACTGCTAAGCCAAGCTTCCGGCCGATATGGGAGCCCGGAAACCAGCTGCTAACGTGGCCCAACGGCGTGCGCGGCCGAGTCTTCTCAGCGGACAAACCCGAGTCAATCCGCGGCCTAAATGCGTCTGTCGTTTGGGGCGATGAGGTCTGCCACTGGCCCGCGCCCGATAAGACGTGGTTCGAGTCTATTGAACCCGCGCTGCGCATCGGATGGGCCCGCGCAATCATGACGACAACACCGCTCCCCGATCCGTTCATCCGCAAGATCGAGGAGATGCCCGACACAGTAACCACGCGCGCGAGTACCTTCGATAATCCGCACCTTCCCCAAGGCGTGCTCGATAGCCTGCGAACAAACTACGAAGGCACGCGCCGAGGCCTGCAGGAGCTTTACGGCGAGATCCTAGAAGACTCAGACGCCTTCTTATGGTCGCTCGACACGATCGCAGAGCATCGAGTGCGCAACCGGCCCGAGCTGACGCGCGTCGTGGTTGCGATCGACCCGGCAGTGACAGCCCACGCAGACAGCGACGAGACGGGGATCGTCGTGGCGGGCGTAGATTCTAGCGGCGACGGTTACGTTCTGGAGGACGCGACCATGAAGGGCAAACCCCACGAATGGGCAAGCCGGGCGATCCAGCTCTACAAGGCGCACGGCGCCGATCGCATTGTGGCCGAGGTGAACAACGGCGGCGATCTGGTCGAATCGGTTCTGCGCGGCATCGATCGCAATGTAAGTTACAAGTCGGTGAGGGCGACCCGCGGCAAAGTGCTGCGAGCCGAACCCGTCGCCGCGCTTTACGAGAAAGGCCGAGTTCATCACGTCGGCATGCTCGAACAGCTAGAGAATCAGATGTGCGGATGGCAGCCAGGGCAACCATCGCCCGACCGGATCGACGCCCTAGTCTGGGCGCTGACCGACTTGATGCTTGCCAAAGAGGAACCCGTGGGCAGTATCTTTGCCTACTTGTAGCGAGGACCGATCAGATGACGGCCAAGAAGAACAAACAAAAGAAGCAGGACGCGGACGGCGTGTCGATCGCCAGGCCTGACGACTACGCAAACGCGGTCACCGGCTTAGGTGGCCCGCCGGACAAGAGTCAGGGGACCTTTTTCCAGGCACAACCGCGCCTGCAAGCCCAGGAGCTGCATCTCTGGTACGAGCAAGACGCGCTAGCCGCCCGGCTGATCGATCGATTGCCAGACGATGCCACGCGGGAGGGCTTCACGCTCACGGGCGAGGATGAATCGTTCAATTGGAATTCTGTGATGAGCGAGCTTGAGGATCTCGACGCGCTCAATGCAGTCGCGGACGGCTGGCGATGGGCTCGATTAGCAGGCGGCGCGCTGATCGTTCTTGCCGTGAACGACGGGCGCAAGTTTGAAGAGCCGCTCGACCTTGCGAACGCTCGCGGGATCGCTGGTATTCAGGTTGTCGAGTCGACCTTCGTGCAGCCCGACGAATACGATCGCGGTCTAGGTTCGCGCGCTTTCCAGCTGCCGAAGCACTACGTGATCAGCATGTCCGAGGGCGGCAGGTCGCGGCGGATCCACCGCAGCCGAGTCATCAGGATCGACGGAATGAAGATATCGGCGGCGCAACGGATCAACCGCGGCGGCTGGGGCCCGAGCATCCTGCAGCGCGTAGCGACGCAGCTACGCCAACTAGGCGAGGTGATGGGGTATAGCCGATCGATCGCCCACAACATCAGCGTGCCCGTGATGAAATTTAAGGGGCTGCGGACGGCGCTATGCGGCGACACCAAAACGATGTCGCAGACGGAACGCATGTTCGAGGCGATCCGCTTCACGATGGACAACTTGCACATACTCGCACTAGACAGTGAGGACGAAGTTGGCGAAGCCAAGCGCGACGTTTCTGGCCTTGAGAAGCTGATCGAGAAGTTCGTCGACGGGCTTGTTCGATCAACCGACATGCCGCGAACGATCCTGCTAGGTGAACAGCCGGGCGGGCTCGGCTCAAGCTCTGATAGCGAGATCCGTGCGTGGTACGATCACGTGCACGCAAAGCAGCGCCAAGTGTTGACGCCGATCATCAACCGGATCCTTGAGATCATCTTGGCGATCCGCTCGAACCGTCAAGAGGTCGTGCCTTACCAGTGGACCGTCGAATGGGGCCAGCTATGGCAGCCAACCGCAGAGGAGATCGGCCGCACGCGACTATCCACCGCGCAGGCCGATCAGATCTATTATTCAATCGGCGCAATGAGTGTCAGCGAGATCCGCACGCGCCTAGAGGCAGACGGCGAGATCGGCGACGCGGAAGCACCAGTGCCGCCGCCACCCGTGCAGATCAACACAGGCTCACCGCCCGGCGGATCGGGCGCGCTAGCGACGGCAGACGAAGAGGGGGACAATCTAGTCGGACAGCCATCG